CCGCACGTCCCAGATACACGCCGGGGGGTTCGTGGTGTCGATGAACACCGGCTCGATGGTGACGGTCTCGCGCTCGCAGCCCTCGTAGGTCCGGGCCGTGCTGTTGTATGCCAGCACCGTGGCGGAGTAGGAACTCGACTCGTGCAGAAGCTGGTACAGGAACTCAGCGGCCGTGACCGTGCCGTCCTTGTCCACCGTGATCCTGCGGCTTTCGATCTTCTCATTCAGAACAGGCGATACCGCCATAGGATGCTCCCGCTATGCAAACGCCGAGTCGGGCTTGTTGCGAACGAGGTCCACCAGCAGCTTGGTGTTCTTCTGCGTGGCTTCCGTGGCCTTGGCCGTCCGCTCCGGGGCCGTGCCGCCCACCAGCCCCTGCAAGGCGTTGGCGTTGAACGTGCCGGCGGCGGTGACATTCTTGCCCTTGCCGAAGGCCAACTCGTCGCCCATGCCCTCCATGCCCTTCTTGAGCCAATCGAGGCCCTTGCGCTGCTTGCCGGGGGGCTCGGGCGCGTTGGCTTCGGCCATCGCCGCGGCGAGGTCGGCCTTGGCCTTCTTCACTTCCTCTTCGTTGGCCGCGACCTTCAAGTCGTGCGCCGCCTTGATCGCCGCCTGCTGTGCGAGCCCCTCTTTGAGGATGTTGGCTTCGGCGTCCTTGTGGACCTGTTCGGCGCCCTTGTCCATCTTGGCCTTCATCAGGTCGGCCTCGCGCAGGGCGGCGGCGCGGGCGGTTTCGGTGTTCTCGAACTCCGGGGCCGCCTTCAGCCGGGACTCCTGGACCTTCTTGTCCCGCTGCTCGGGGGTAAGGCTGGTGTCCAGGGCGATTTCGATCTCGCGGCCGATCATCTTGGCGGTGGTGCCCAGGTCCTCGAAGAACCCCGTGGTATGCGCCAGCGCCTTGTCCCACAGCGAAGCGCCCCAGTTGATCGCCTTGCTGATCGCCAGAACGCCGTCGTTGACCAAGAGAAGCAGGCCGTGCCATGCCTGGGAGAACGTGATCTTCAGCCCCGTCCAGAAGCTGCTCCAGAGGTTGTCCAATCCGTCGATGCCCGCGATCCACTCGGCCTTCAGCAGCAGCCACAGCACCTTTGCCGCCGCCGCGAGATCGCCCTTGGCCAGCGCCTTGCCGATGGCCCCGAACGCGGCCTTGCATTCGTTGGCCAGGGACGTGAACCCCTCGCCGATCCACTGGAGAACGGCGTCGATGGCCCCGGACGCCTTCAGGATGAACGCGGCCAGGGCGACGAACGCGGTAATGACCAAGCCTACCGGCGACAGCACGAACCCGAGGACGGCCACCAGCCCGCTCAGGACCGAATGAATGATGCCGACCACCGAGATCAGCACCCCGATCCCCTTGGCGGCGTAGATGAACAACGTGCCGATGGCGACCAGGGCCGCGCCGGCGGCGATAATGCCGGCCGCCACCTTGAACACGGTGACGATCAACTCCTGATTGGCCTCGATCCAGGCCCGCGCCCGCTGGGCAACGTCCAGGATGTACCCGGCCACCTTCATCAGGACGGGGGCCAACGCCGCGCCGATCGTCGCGTAGACCTTCTTCAGGACCACCCAGACCGTCTGCATGGCCCGTTCCAGGTCGTGCGCGGCCTGGGCGTCGGTGGAACTCATGGTCAGCCCCAGTGCGTCGGCGGCCTGCATGAGTTCGTCGATCCCGGCGGCACCCTTTTCCATCATGGGCAGGAGCATGGCCCCGCTGCGGCCGAAGATGGACATCGCGGCGGCGGCCCGCTCGGTCGGGTTCTTGATCTTGCTGATCCGGTCGGCGACGGCCTTGAACTGCTGCTCGGGATTGAGGCCCTTGATGTCGGCGAAGGTCAGGCCCAGGTTGGACAACTCGTCGCAGGTGGACTTGCCCGACGTGGCTGCCTCGCCCATCATCTTCTGCATCTTGAAGAGGGCCTTCTCGAAGTCTTCCACCGACAGGCCCGACATTTGGGCGGCGTAGGAGAGTTGGGACAGGCTCTCGACGCTGATCCCCGTCCGCTCCGACATGAGCGCCAGCGCGGAACCGGATTCGGCGAATGCCTTGGCCGCGCCGAGCATGGGGGCAATCAGCGCCGCACCGACGCCCACCAGCTTCATGCCCGACTCGCGGACGCCCGCGCCGAAGGCCGAGAGCTTGGCCTTGGCCTTCTTGAGGCCCGATACGAGCTTGCTGTCGTCAGCGAACAACTCGACGAACGCACGGCCTGCCTTGATTGCGCCGGATGTACTCATGGCCTATGACATCTCCCTCTTTGCGTTATCCGATTGCATCTGGAGTCGAGCCCACCGAGAATGCGTCCACTGACCACGGGAGACGGCGAATGGATCAGGTTCTTTGCCCCAAATGCGGGAAGCCCATGTCGTCCGGGTTCATCCACGCGCCGTCTGGCATTCAGTGGCGCGAGCCCGGGCAGAAGCCAGGGCTTTGGAATCCAATCTGGCGAGCCATGTCCAACACCCGGTCGATGGCCGGAAAGCTGTTCGGGCGGAATTACCGCGAAAACGTCGCGTGGCACTGCGCCGACTGCCAAATGCTGCTCGTGGACCATTCGTGTAGCCTCCCGTCCAAGCGGGCCTAACGCCGGTCGCTACGCGACCGAGTTGTACAGCACGCCCAGCGACAGGGTTCCCGCCGTCGTCGTCCCATTGGAAGCCACGACCTTGGCGATCGCGCCGCCGGCCAGCGGATTGGTGGCCAATCCCGTCCACCAGGACCATGCCTCGCCTGCGGGCAGGGACTTGGCCAGGACGCTCGCCCCGGTCGAACGGAAGTCCGCGAAGGCCGTCTGCGTGGACTCGATGCCGATCATCAGCACGTCATTGCCGGCGAACGCCGTGATGATCGGAACCTGCTTGGAGACCACGACGGCCGTGGCCAAGGCAGGGAGAGCATCCCCCTCGGCGGCTGGCGAGTTGTCGAACGTAATCGCCGTGGCCGTGGCGCCGTCCACCGTGACGCCCCGCCGGCACATAGGCACGTCGTCTACGGTCCAGTGAACGTCAATCACGTCGTTCTGCACAAGGCCGTGCCCCTCGACCAGGCCGTCCACGCCGCCGGAGGACACCGCACCCGCGATGCCGGCCGGAAGCGGGACCACCTGGCTGATCTGGCCCTCGGCCGACCGCTCCACCGATGAAAGGAACGAAAGCCCGCCGACCTGGAGGCTGCTGCTGATCTTCGCCGTCTGCATGATGTCCGTCATAAGGGTCTCCTGAAGCTATGGGTTGGGTTTGTATGCCTTGAACATCTCGCGTAAGTCGCCAATCGTCTCTTCGTTGACCTCGATGGCCCCTGCCCGGTGCTTGTGCTTCACCATCGGGTTGAACTCGTCGGGCATAAACGGCTGCGGCCGGCGCTTCGGGTCGCGGTTGGCGTTGGCGATCATCGCCGCCAGCCAGGACGTATGCTGCCAGGACTCCTGCCGCCGGGCCTCGACCATCAGCAGCAACTCCCGCATCGTCAGGGGGCCGGGGTTGACTCCGACGATCCCGGCGACTTGGTAGAGAAGATGCCAGAGCCCAGCAGCATCGTGTCGAACTCCTGGTCGCTCTTCTTCATCGCCGCCTCGATCGCCCGGTCGATCTCCGGGCTGTCCATCCTGAGCCCGGCGGCCGCCAGCACCTTGCTCTCCAGGGCCTTGATCCTGCTCAGGGCCTTCTGAAGGACCGGCCGGCGGCGGCTCGGGAAAAAATCGACCAGTTCCTCCAGGAACGCCGTGGTCGCCAGGTCAATCACGTCCCCGGCCATCGAACGGCCGAAGTCGGCGTCCGACACGCTCTTGGCGTCTGCCTCGGGCTTGCACAGGCAGAACAGCACGTCGCACAGCAGGATCGGGTCCGAGACCAGGCGGTCGATCAACTTGCCGTTGACCACCTCCAACAGGTCCACCTCCACCAGCGACTTGACGCGCTTGATGGCGTCCACGTTGATGGCGATGGTCCAGGTCCGGTTGGCGCTGTCAGCAAACGTCTTCATGGGTCGCCTTTCTGTTACGCGCCGCCGATCCAGGACGTGAACTCCGCCAGCTTCGCGGTGACGCTGTAGTGGATGGCCTCTTCCAGGCCCTCATTGCGGGTGAAGTTCGTGACGGAGAATTTGCCCGAAGGCCCTTCGCCGCCCTCGGAGGCCGCCGCCGTCAACACGGACAGCGCGACCGTGGTGCTGTTGAGGAACGCCGACTTGATCGCGGCGAACCCGGCGTCGCCGGGCTTGTGCTGCATCTGGAACTCGGCCGTGCATTCGCGGAGCGTCGGGGCCGTGGCCCGCCAGCCGCTGTTGGCGCGCGTCGTGATGTCGGCCTCGCCCGCCTGCATGGTCAAGGTCACGTCCTTGACGTTGGACAACTCCGACGCGCCGAGCATGATCTTGGCCTTCATGCCCAGGACATACGTTACGGGATCTGGCATTTTCGCATCTCCTACTTGATGGATTTTGCCCACAGTGCGGGCAGTTGTTTCTCGGAACTCTGTAGCGCGGGGACCATGAAGGGCCTCCGCGCGACCTTGTGCTTCGGGTCGGCGCCCTTTTCCAGGATCTCGGGGATCGTCAGCGAGCGCGTGCGGTTGGACGCCGGGCCGATGATGACGCTCCTGGCCAAGGCGTCGTAGGCGAACAGGATGTACTTCAGGCCAGCGAAGCCGGACTTGACGGGCTCCTGGCCCGCGGCCTTGCGTTTCTTGTTCCGCGCCCGGCGGACGGCGGCCACGTGGGAATGCGGGGGCGAACCGGCCGACGAGGGGCCGGGGGACTCCTTGATGCTCGAACGGGCCGTGCGCCGGACCTCCGCGCCGAACCGCGACAGCGCCCGGGCCGTGGCCTGGTCCATCGCCTTGGCGACCTTCTTGTCGTCGAAGAACAGCAGCTTCATCCGCCCGCCGATGGAATTCTCGGCCATCATGCACCCCTCTCGAACAGGCGGAAGGTCATCGTCAGGACGCCCGTGAAGACCTGCATCGTGGCCAGGTGATCGACCGAGTACACCGGATCGTTCGCCACGGCGACGCACACGGCGTCGGCCACGCCGATCTTGAGCGCCCGCAGCCGCCAGTGATCGACGATCTCCTGCACCAGGCCCATCATGGCATCGACCTGGGCGTCGTCCACGGTGTCCAGGTGCTTCTGTACCGTCACATCGACCAGGTAGTCGGTTTGGAAGGTGGCCCGGTCCAGCAGTTCGCTTTGCAGGGCCTTGGGCACGACGGTCACTGTCGTCGTCGCCAGGTCCTTCAGTTCGTGCCGGGGGACGTACATCCGCTGCGCCTGGAGGGTCTGGCTCCAGAGCGTCCGGCCCAGGTCGGCGACTACGGCATCCGCAATGTCGATGATTCGCGCCATCAGCCAAGCATCTCCGTCAGCGTCTGGAACTCAGGGGTGGCCTTGAACTCGTTGACGATCTCCAGGGCGTCGTCGGGCTGGCTCTGGAGCAGACCCCGGAACGCCGCCATTGCATCCAGAAGCTGCTGGAGGACCAGGCCCTGGCTCATGGCCGCCATCTCCTGCGGCGTCCACGGATTGCCGTCAGACTTCTGGAGGATGCCTTGCGCGGCGGCGATCTTGTCCTGAACGCTCATGACAGGCTCCTGGCGAAGCCGTAGGCCCGGCTGCAATCGACGCCGAGGGCCACGATCTCGCGCCGAAGGGGATACACCTTGCCGTAGGTGCCGAACGACGACATCATGCCGGACCAGAGGGTGATCGTCGGGGCGCTCATCGTGAAGATGGGCACATTGATCGTCGCCACGGTCAGAGTCAGCGTGCCGTAGTTGACCAGGGCGCTGGTGGCGGTGCCATTGAGCACCCACCGGTGCGCGGGACCGCCGCCGGTGATCGTACCGTAGTTCAGCAGGGCCGAGCCTGCGCCGAAGGTGATCGGGTTGTCGGCGGCCGAGGCATGTTGTGAAAGCGTGACGCCCGCCGGGATCGCCACCGTCTTGCCGGCCGCGATCGTCAGCCCGCCGGCGGGCGCGACCATGCTGGAGCCGAGGATGCCGTCCTGGTTGAACGTCATCGTACTGGCCGGGTTGCCGGTGTAGCTGAAGGCCCAGCCGGTCGTGTCGGCCGTGCCGTTGAACACCACGACCAAGCCGTTCATGCCGCTGCCGAAGGTCTTGGCCCCGCTCGTGCCCGCCGGGAAGGCCCCGCCGAACGTCCAGCTTGAGGCCCCCGAGCCGGAACTGGCGCCGATCGTGAACGTGCCCGACGGGACGAAGTTGTTGACCGTGACGCCGACGCCGTTGTTCTCGATGGTCCCGCCGGAGAAAGTCAACGTATCCAGGATTTGGGAGACGGCATTCAGCCGGAGGGTGCCGTTGCTGACGTTGACGGTGCAAGTCGCGGGGAACGCCGACGCGACATTGACCATGACGTTGCCGTTCACAACCAGATTCGGCGGCGCGCTGGAGCCGCTATTGATGATGACGCCACTGGAGGACGACGTGAAGGTCCATGTGGCCCCGGCGGCGTAGGCCATCGTCTTATTGGCGCTGACGGTCAGCATCGAGCCGGCGTTGTTCAGCGTCAGCGACGACACATTGGTCAGGTTGTGATTGACGGTGATAGCGGCATCCGCCTCGTCCGGGAACTTGTTGCGGGCCGCCTGCGTTCCGCCGTCATTCCAGGGAGAGGCCGCATTGCCCGAGGGCACCTGCCAGTCGCCGTTCCTGTATGTGTTCCACATGGTCGGCATGACGAACTCCCGCTACGTGAAGACCCTGTAGGCGACCCCCTCGCCATTGACGCCGGACTTGACGCAGAGCTTGTTGGCGTCGTCGATCCAGACGATCAGCCCCTCAAAGTTGGAGGGCATGATCGGGATGGCGCCTTTGGTCGCCAGTGCCTGGCCCGCCGACTCGCCCACGAAACACGGCTTGGTGTTCTGGGGAATGCCGTTGGCGTCGATGATCGGGCCGATCCAGACGAACCTACAAGGGGTGGACGTGGCCACCAGCGGCTCGGGTGTTGCGGCAGCAGCGGGCTTTTTCACGTCGCCCGTGAAGCTGGATGCCGCGGGGGCCACCGACAGCGCGCCGGCGGCCGAGACCTCGACACTCGCGGATTGAAGCCATTTCCGTGCCATATCAACCTCCCATGCCCGGCGCGAGGAACCGCCAGGCCGCGCCGATGGCCAGTACCGCCGTCGGGCCGACGAGCAGCCAGATCGCCAGCGGCCAGCGAAGTCGTGTAATGTCGCCGTGCATTGCTATTCCTCTGCCACCTGCTTGGTATGAATCCTCAGCGCCTTGCGGTACGGGTCGCTATACCGCCACGCCGGCGCGTCGCCCGGCGCCAGGACCGCGTACACGAACACCTTGCCGCCGGAGGGCTCGCGGATCTGATCGCCCTCCTGCGGCAGCGTCGCTGCGCCGCCCAGCACGAGGTCCGCGGCCAGAATCAGGAAGTCCCGGCTCTCGAACTCCGCCTGGACCGCCGTCTCCGTGTCGATAGTGAAGACCGTGCGGCCAATCGTGGCGGCGACATCCACGCGATTCGCGCCCCGGCAGTACGTGACCGTCCGCGACAGGTGCTTCCGCCGCTGATCGGCCAGGAACGCTGAGGCGGTTTCCAGAAGGTCGCCCACGGGACGCTCCGGTTACACGTGGCTCAGAGTCGCGCCGACGTTCCACGCCAGACGCCAGACGAAGCCGGCGCCACTGATCCCGCCGACGAGCAACAGGGTGTCGCCCACGTCATTGAAGGTCAGCGTGTTGTTCGTTCCGTCAACGTGGGGGTCCGCGACGGTCACGACGCAATCGCCGCCGTCCGTCTTCATGGACAGCAGAAGCTGCTGGCCGATGAAGGTGGGAACAGCCAGGGTCCGCGTCTCGGCACCGGCCGTCACCAACTCGACCTTGCCGCTGGCCGTCACGGGGATGGCCAGACCATTGCCGGGGTCGGCGATGTTGGCCGAGACGGGGTTCGTGGCCGCCGCTGCCATCGAGTCGAGGTTGACCCGGACGGTCGCGTCGGCGTCGGCGGCAGCCGCAACGACCTTGCCCAACTGCTTGTTGCCGGTCGAAGTGGCCGTGGCGACGCTGTTGGTCGCGTCCCAATAGACCGTCGCGCCCGCCGCCAGGGCGCTGCCGCCAGCGGTGGACTTCGGGAAGTCGAAGATGCCCTCGATGGCCAGGCTCCCCAGCACATTGGCAGCGATGGGGGTGCGGGCCACGCCGATCAGATCGCCCTGGACCACCACCTGCCCGGCCGCAACAGCCGAACCGGGGGTGTAGTCGATCGCGCCGTCGTCCTGAACGTACTGTGCGTAATTCGCCATGATGATGGTCTCCTATGCCCAGCCTCAAAGGGCGGGCAATTTGGCTGTTGGTTATGCCTCGCCCTTGCTCTTGACCGCGGCGCGGGGGTCCTGCAACGAAACACCGAAATCGTGATACCCGCGCATCTGAATCCCGAGCGTTCCGAACTCCGCCGCGGCTGTCTCGATGACTGGGGCCTCTTGGCCATTGAGGAACGCCACCTCGATCACCGCCAGGTCCATCGGGTCGGCCAGCAGGTAGAACGCCTTGGACGAATAGCCCGTGTACTTCGTGTTCGACAGGTAGCGGCTGACCAGCGGGGCATACTGGCCGCTGTGCGGGTTGGCGGTCGGATACTTCGTGCTGGCCGTCGTGTCGCGGATCTCGGTGGCGGTGTAAAGCTGCTTGCCCAGCGCCGACAGGGCCGTGGGCAGCAGGAGCGTCTTGGGCGCCACGGCAATCGGCTTGCCGTCGGTGTCCACCTGATCCATGAACGCCTGCTCCACGGCCGTCAGCCCGTCGATCGACAGGTTCGTCGTCGCGCCCGACAGGTAATTCTTGTTGCCGGTGGTGAAGAACGCGGCGTTGTTCATGAACACGGTCCAGAACACGTCGTTGATCTTGAGGCCGCTGCCGCGCCCGAGCTTCTGCGGGACCGTGCTGATCGCGTTCATGTCGTCGTTGATCAGGTCGCGGCGGTCGATGCCCAGCATCAAGCCGTAGGTGTCGGCCTTGTTCGTGTACGTCTCATTCCCCAGCGTCCCGTGCTTCAGTTGCCCGCCCGGCGCGACCGGCTGGTACTGGTCTGTGCCCGTAAGCCTGAAGCTCGTCACGGCCTTAAAATCGCGGACTGAACGGACCGCACAGACTTGCCGCCACACTTTTTCGACGCTGAAGAATCCCTGGAGCAGGTACTTGTTGGCGATGTTGGACAGGATGCCGCCGATGTCCATCGTCGTGCCGCCCTCGGCCTTGACGAACGCGAACCGCAGCACATCTTCCGTGACCTTGGTGCCGCGCCCGGTGTACCCGTTGGCGTAGGCGGCCTCGATAATCAACTCGCCCAGGCCCAGCCCTTCGCGGGAGCGCTTGCTCGCGGCCTCCAGCACCTTCTCGTCGTACATCTTGACGATCTCGCCGTTGTCGGGGCTCGACAGCACGGCGGCGGCCTCCAGGACATCCGCATTCAGCGGGGCCTGGCTGCGCGAATGCACATCCGGGGCCTTGGGGCGCTCGGCCCGCAAGACCTCGCACTCGGCCTGGATCGGCTGCCAGCCCTCAGCGATGGCCTTGGCCTCGATTGTGCCGTGCCTGCCGCCGCAGAGCTTGCGGATGGCGTCGCATCGGTTCACTTCCAGGACCGCCTCGGCGCGGATCTCGACGGCCGACTTCTCCGGCTTGGCCGTGGACACCGGCGCCACCGGCGGCTTGGCCTTCTCCGCGTCGAACTGCGCCTGGAGCGTGGTCTTCTGCTCGTCGCTCACGGTCAAGGGGTCGTGCCCGTGGGCGGTAAGCCACTTCTCAAACTCTGTCATGGTCATATCTCCTGCGGCCGCAGCCGCTAGTTGTGCCGACGCGCTGGCGTCCGCGCCGATGCTGACAAAAGAACCCTCGCGCAGCGTGCCGGCCCGAACCACGTAGAGGGGACCGGCGAACTCGCGACCGTTGACGGTGACACTCTGGCCCTTGTCGATGGCCTCGACCTTTTCGACGCTGGTGCCGTTGCTGACTGGCCATCGGAACCCGTTGCGCCCGTGCGCGACGACCATCCCGGCCGGGCTCGCCGGGTCTTCGGCGTTGCCGGTGACAACCCCCTCGACGCGCACCCCCGCGGCGTCGATCTGGACGCGCGTGGACTGGCCGACGATCTGGGAGCGGTCGTGATTCAGCAGGACGGCGATGGGCTCGGCGGCTTTGAGCCCGCCCAGGTCCATCACCACCGGCCGGCCCCAGCCCAACTGCATCACGCCGCCCGAGTAGAGCATCATCGAGAACGTGGGCTGCCGGGCGGGCTGGCCGTCCGAGGCGGTCAACTGCAATTCGGCCGTGCCGGTGAGCGAAAGCTCGCTCCGCTGGGCGGCCGCCTGGAGGCTACGCCGCGTTTTTCTGTTTGGCCGCATTGGGCTTCTCCTCATTTCGCGGAACGGGCGGGGCCTCTTCGGGCTGAGCGACGGTGGGCATGGTCTGGGCCTGCGTGAGCCCCAACTCCTTGGCGAGGGCGACTTCCTTGGCCCGCTGGCGAAGCTCCGTCTCCCAATCCTTGCCCTGCTTGGCGTACTCGGCCGACAGCGTGGTCGTGTTGGAAGAGAGGCGCGTGGACGCGGCGTTGGCCAGGTCAATCGGGTTGCCCACGTCACGGCCGTCCCACATCCACTGGTGCGGCAACTCTTCGATACCGTTCAATTCCGGGTAGACCGTGGCGGCCTCGGCCATCCAAGCGTCGAGGATGCGGTCCAGGATGACGGCCTCGCAGTGCGTCTGATCGACCCGCAGGGAGCGGTAGTAGGTCTGATGGTCCAACTGCCCCGACGCGAAGTTGTAACTCGACGAATCGCAGGCGGCGACGTTGAACGGAAGGTTAAGGCAGCGCGCGATCTCCCCAAGGATTTCGCGCTTGAACATCGCGTATGTCGTCGCCGGCTGCTCGGCCTTGATCTGGTACGGCTCCCAGCCCTCGGGGGCGAAGACGGCCATGTTCCGCTCGAAGTCCATCACGGCCCCGTTGGGCACCTCGGCGGCGGCTTCGCCCGCCGGGGTCGTGGTCTTCATCACCAGCGCCTGGTCGGCGGCGATCTCGGCCGCGCCGAGCACCGCCAGCGTGAACCGCCGGAGCTGCGCGAAGAGGGGCAAGGCGGGCATGATGTCGGGCAGGCCCCGCGACTGGCCGGGACGGTCCACGCGATACCAGTGCAGGACCGATTCGGCGGGATACGGGTCAAAGAGCATCTGCCCGGTCGAAAGCATCGCGCCGGGGTGCATCCGCAGGACGTGGTAGGTGATTGGGTTCCCGTAGGAATCGAATACGATCCCATCGACCTGCTGCGGCGTCGGCAGGAACAGGTTGGGCGTCGCCACCTGGTCGGCCTCGATCAGCCGCAGGTCCAGCTTGACCGGGCTGGCGAGCTTCGGGTTCGTGGTGAGGATCGCGAATGCCTCCCCATCCTGCGCGCGTGCCATCCGCATCGTGCGGAGCTTGGCGCCCAGGTCCACGGCCCTGGCCCAGGCGGTGAATGCCTTCTCGACCACCCCATTGATGCTGTTGTCGTCTTCCCCGTCGCCCAGCAGAGATTGCAGGCGCGGGCCGGTGCCGATGACGTCGTTGGCGAGCGTCAGCACGATGCCCCGCGCGTAGGAGTTGTTGGCGACCTCGTAGCGCGAACGCATCCGCAAGGTGCGCCGGACGGCAGGCTGCTGGGCGGCATCGGCGCTCATCGCGTCGGCGTTGGCCCAATGCTTGTAGGATTCGGGGGTGTTGCGGGCGGCATCGTAAAACGCGCGGATCATCCGGGGCGTGAGGGGGGCGGCCTGCTGCTTCGCGCCGAAGAGTCTGCGAAGGATGCCCATTTAGACGGGGCTCCCGTGCGTGATCTTCGACCACAACAGCCCGCGCCCGGGCTTCTTCACCGCATCCTTGCCGGAGAGGTACTTGTCGGCCGCGATCTGCTCGCCCAGCGGATGCTGCTGGACGCTCGTGCCGTCGCCGGAGGCAGACGCCGGCCCGGAGGCGTTTTCGCGGATCGTGTTGTCGAGGTCTTCCGCCATCGGTAGCTCTCGCATCCGACAACCAGCCGCGCGAGCCAATAGAAAAAGGCCGTGCGAGGATGCGGCCCCGCATGGCCTTGGTTCTATGGCTTCGCCCCGGTGATCAAGCCGGTGCGTCGCGCGTTCTGGTTGTCTATGCCAAATCTACCTTACACACAGCGAACTGCAAGCGGATTTCGGGCAGAGGCGACAGATCATTACACCGGTAGACGTTTGGCGACTGCGCAAGCAAACGGGCGGCCCGGAAAGAGCCGCCCGCGTGAGTCTTCGTCGTCGCCTCTGGTATGGTGAGGTGTGTCTACTTCCGCCGACGGCGGATCATCGCCATCCCGCCAAGGGCCAGCAGCGACATGGTGGCGGGCTCGGGGACAACGGCCACCCATGCCTCCTGGGTCCCATTGTGTATTCCAGCACCAACGATTACGCTACCGTCTGACGACACATCGTATGGCCAAAGCTGCCACCCATCCAAGTTCAGACCTTTGCTTTCCAAAAGCAACTTCAGGTCCTGCATTCCCTCCGAAGCATCCCAAATGAAACCACCTTCACCACCCCAGGCCCCCTCCCCGAAGCCGACTATCACCGAACCATCTGCCGAGACCCCGGTCGCGTGGCCTTCGCCACCGAGTTCGACCGAACCCGTCTCCTTGGTCCAGCGGAACGGTCGCCGTCCATACCCGTACAAATTGGTTGGGAAGTAGGCATACCCGACGATCGTTGTACCGTCCGCTGACATCTTCACCGGATTCGTGCCGTTGTTACTCCCTCCTATAGGATCGCCAATCGCAATCGCTCCAGTTCCACCAGTCCAGACAAACCCACCGCCCGTTCTGAAGACTCCCGTAACGACAGCCCCATCTGAAGAACAGCTAGCGGCGCTGAACGTATTCGAGCCCAGTGTCTGTACGCCTGTGGCAGCCGTCCAACGTGTAGCTTCTGTGCCAAACGACGATGTTCCATAGCCGACAATGACTGAGCCGTCTGCACTGCTTCCTCTAGCCCATCCGGCAAAATCACCGCCCGACAAGTCCCCAAGCCCCTTCATTCCTTCGCTACTGGTCCATCGGAAGCCTTCGTAGCCCTGGCTCGTATATGCCATTCCGACTATGACTGCACCATTGCCAGAAGCACCAAGCGCGTAGTTGTTGCGAGAGCCATTCTGAAGATCGCCAAGGGACGTGATCGTGCCCTTTCGATCCCATGCGACTGCCTGCGTAGGTCCATTACTGTCACTGCGCCCCACGATGACCGACCCGTCGGCAGAGATTGCATATGCGACGCTGTCATTATTGCCCGGCAGAAAACCGAGAGGCTTGAAACTTGCCTGTGCCAAAGCGGCCGTGGTGGTGCCGAAGGACATGAACAGGACGGTCAAAGCCAGACGGATCATACGCGTGCGCACGTCGAACATGGAGGGGGCTCCTCAGGTTGAAGATCGGAACGTAGTCAGCTTGGCCGTGCGGCCTTGGGGAAAGTGCGAGTGAGCGGGAACGCACAGACCCCCGACTTGACCTTACCCGCCGCTTACCCAAAGCGGGAGTCGGAGCAGACAATATATTACCGCGCATCCCCGATCCATCAATAGGAAAACTCCACAAATATCACCACCAGCAGGCAGTTAGGGCGAACACCTGACCCCAGCCAATCCGCGAAGCACGCCGCCTACGCTCCCGCCCTCTCCCACGTCGTCATCCGCTTGCCGCAGTTTCGGCACTCGCGGCGACGGGCAATCCGGCCTCCCCGCGCAGGGCGGGTATAGATTACGTGGAAGTGCTTGCAGCCGCACCAGCGGCACTCAAGGCCAACGTCGGCTGGAGGCTGACCGGTCGGGGGTTCCTGGATGTTCGTTCCATTGGCCATGAGCTATCTCCTGATTAGGTCCGCCTGGGTGTACTTCTTCCGCGCCCGACGCGCCGGCTGCTCGTGCCCCGGTAGCAGGATGCCCTCCATCGAGGCCGCAACCGCACAGCCGGCCAGGCAATCCAGCCAGTGGTTGTCGGGCTTGCTGGGCAACTGCGTCCATTCGTGAACGGTTCGGCCGTGACCCTGCGTCGTCGTCCAGGTCTCGCTCGCGGCGACGTGCTGGGCGAAGAGTTCGTGATCGCGCCCCTGCCCGAAGATCGTCAGGCTGCCGGGCTCCCCGGCCGCCGTGAAGAGGGCGTTGTGGACCGTCGTCTTCCAGTAGTTCACGTCCGACGCCACGTGCGGGAACTCCGCCGTCTGGCGCACGCTTGGGATGTACCAGTGGTGGCCCATCGTCTCGCCGGGCCGGCGCGAGTAGCTGCTCATCGGCTTCGAGCCTGCCCGGATGCCGATGCCCTTGCATAGCATCATGGCCGACCCGCCGGCCTTGTGCTTGACGGCCGCCACGATGCCGGGCTTGTAGCCCATATCCACCAGCAAGCGGTCGATCCGCATCAAGCCCCCGCCCCGGCGGAAGTCCGTCGCCAGGTACGCCGAGACCAGCTTTTCCAGCCCCGCCTGAATGGCGCCGTCGGGCCCAACGCCGGGGAAGGTCCGCCCCAACGTCCTGCGGGCGCCGTCCAGCGCGAACATCCGATCCGACTGCTCGGGGAACGTCCCGTAATCGACCACGAATCCCGTGAAGTCCTCCTGCCAGCCGCACACGGCGTAGTAGAGCAGCCGGTTGTGAACGTCCGCGAACATCGTCAGCTTCGTGCAGGCCAGGGGCACCTCGCGGCAGGCCCGGCCGTTGGACTTGTCGCAGACCATCGGCACCGTGAGGACTTCGCTCCGCAGTTCCGCCGACTTCATGGGCTCGTTCTGGTACTCGGCCCAGAAAGCCCGCTCGTTGTCCAGCTTCAGGTTCATCGCGTGCTGGATCGCGGAGAGTTCGCCCCGCGACGCCAGATACCGCGCCGGCCAAGCCACCATCGACCCGGCGTCCATCTCTTCCCGGCGGGCCAAGTAGAACTCGGTGGCCTCGTGCCCGTCGCCGTCGGCGCGCAGCGATTCATCGCGGATGCGGGCATACTCGGCCCAGAGTTTCTCGCTGGAGGGGAAGCTGTAGACCAGCTTGGTCCGCTCCCCGTGCCAGGACGGGTTCTTTTGACGGTCCAGAAGCTGGTCGGCAAGGTCGCCGCCCTGGATCACCGTGCAAGGGATGATGATGGCCGTCCGCTGGCCCGGCCCGGCGAGGCCCTTGGTCGCCCCGTTGATGATCGACAGGCGCTCGGCGGTCTGTAGGAGCGAGTGGGCCGACTGGTCGGTCTGCGGGTCGTCGCACACCACCAGCGTCGGGCGGACTTGGCTGCCGTCGGCGCGAACGTGCAACGCGCCGCGGATGTTGCCCGTGATGCCCGACACGCGGATAATCGACCCGCTGCACCGGCTGCCGGGGATCGTCGGCATGACGAGTTCATCCACGCCCCAGCCGATCCGCGTGAGGACGCCGTAGTACCGCTGGCCCGTACAGCGCCGCGCCTCGCCCTCCAGACAGCGGATGGGGTAGATGGCCTCGGGGTAGTCTTCCAGCAGCAGGTCGTTGCCGATCAGGTGGCTCTTGATGTTCGCCAGCATGGAAAGGGCGGAATCCTGGGCGCTGGCGATCAGGAACACGAACTCGTGCTGCCCGGACAGGACCGCCCACAGCACGGCCACGAGGCACAGGGTCGTCTTGCCGCTGCCGCGCGGCATGGCCACGGCCAGCGTCTCGTGATACCGCACGACGCGCTCGATCTTGGCAATGACGCGGAGGTGGTCCTGGGACCATGCCAGCGTGAACAGGTGGGCGAAGTAGGTCTCGCAGAAGAACTTGAAGTCCCGATCCGCCCGGGTGCGCCGCTTGGCATCCTTCATCGACGGCCGCGGCGCGATGTCCTGCCCGGAGAGCGTGATGGCGGAGGACCGGGCGCGGGCGCGCTCCTTCGCCTCGCGGTACAACTCCGGCTTGGACGGTCTGCGCATCATGCCGATGCCTTCTTCGCCTTGGACGCCGGGCGCGGGATCTCTTCGAGGTGCTTCTCCGCCAGGTCCAGCAGCAGGCCGAAGGCCGTGGCCGTGTTCTTGACCCCGGCTTGGGCCTTGGCGATGGTCAGGGCGTCGAGCATCCGGTCATAATCAGCCCGGCGGTTGACCCAGGTGGCGTCGCCCATGGTCTGCTCCATCACCTTGTCAAAGAGCTTCTCCGCCCGCTCGACCTCTTCCGGCAGGAAGCAGACGGAGACCACGCGGTACTCTAGGTGGCTCTCCGACAGGGGATCGAGGTTCGGCGGGTTCATCCGGCCCAGCACTACGTCGTCCAGGCCGGAATACTCCTTCAGGGCCACGTCGTTGATCTCGTCGTACAGCTCGCGGAGGATCGCCATGTCGTCCTGTCCGGCGATGGCGTTGTGGCTGAGTTGGATGGCCACCTGTTGGGCGTGGGTCAACTCCTGGTCGGTGTAGAGGACGGGGATATCGGTGAGCCCGGCGTCCTGGGCTGCCTTCACGCGATGGTTGCCGGAGAGAATCTTGTACCGGTCGCCCTGCTTGATGGCGAAGGGAACGCTGGTCAGGCAGCCGTCGCGCCGGATGTTCTCCACCAACTGGCGATACTGCTCCGCCCGCATGAACCGGGCGTTCTTCTCCAGGAAGTCGCACTGCGCGATCGGCACGACCGCCATGCGGACGCTCGTGGGCGCGAGCTTGGCATTTACTGCTTCGAGTGATTGGCTATCCACCATTGGAATCCTTCCGCCAGGCTCCAGCGCCCAGCCTGCCCCAAGTAGTTGACCTTGCCCTCTCCGCGGCTGTGGACATCGAACAGGCCGCGATACTTCATGCTGGCCGGCTTGTCGGTGAACGCCGTGGTCCCGATGATCTTGATCCGCGCGCAAAGCCACTGCTCAAGATCGGCCTGGACCTCCTTGCTCGCCAGGCACGCCAGGATCAGCTTGCTGAGCCGTTTGTGCGGGCTGGGGCGGACGGCGAAGTCGGCCATGAGGTAGACATCGCAGGGCAAAGGGCCCCTCGGCTGACTGACGCCGAACGCGCCCACCAGCCGGCCGTCCGACAGGATGGCATAGCACCGCTCGGGGACCACGGGCATGATCTTCGGATTCAGGTACATGCTGCGGATCGCGTTCATCACCTTGCCCTCGATCCGCACGACCTGCGGCGGAACGATCACTTCGTCATTCCGCGGGGGCCAGGGGTTGACGCCCAGCGTCTGCCGGGCCGTCGCCAAGCGGGGCGGGGCCTGGTCGCAGTACATGAACACGGGCTTCGACGCCATCGAGGTCTGCACGGTGGCGACGTGCTGATGGCCCAGCGCGGGCTGCTCGACATCGGAAGAGATCATCCAGTGCCGGAAGGACCGCACCGTCTGGCTGAACCGCTCGAAGTCTTCGGGGCTGAAAAGCTGGTAGCTCGGGCGCGGCCAGTCGAACACCGCGTCGAGCTTCTTGAACAGGTGCTCGTACCCGCCCTTGTACGTCGGCGGAAAGCTGATGCAGACGGAATCCCTATCGGCGGCGCCGAGGAACTCGCGGCAGTCGCCGGCGGTGTAGCTGGCGATCTTGAACCCCGCCAGGGCCTTGGTGACGCGCTGGACCGTCTTGGCGTGAAGTGCCGGCCAGCGGCGGGCGTATTCCTCGCGCATCCGCCGGGCGTAGGCGTTGTCGCCCCCGACCTTGAGCATCTCACCTGTCAGCAGCAGCGTGGCGATTGTTGGCGGGCCGGGGTCCAGGTAGGGTTCGAGCCAGTGAAGGTCGGGCGCCTTGACTACGTAGCGATGCCGGGTGTTCGCCAGGTGCCAGCCCAGGGCGCACGAGTAGATGGACACGTCGTTGCTGTGGATCGCCCCGACGCCACAGCGGGCCAGGATGCGTTCGACGGTGAAGTTGCCGCAACAGGCAACGTAGACGCTCAGGCCCTTCCAGGAGCCCGCCGCCGTCTCCAGCACCGCTCGCATGTACCTGTTGATCGAACCGATGAACATATCCGCTTCCGTGCCTCCTACAGCGCCGCCCTGGCCGTGAGCCAGGTCCTGTCGCCTGGAGGGCGACCGTGCCCAGACACCGGCGGCGCGAAACTCAAAACAGCCCTGGCGGTCCAACCGCCGGCGCGGGGGCCGGCCGCTCCAGGTGGACCACCTCCGCCTGCCACAACGCGGCCAACCGCTCCGCGATGACCTTCCGGTGGCACACGTTCACGTCCCGGCAGCCGCACAGCAGCACCACCGGACGGCCGGAGGCGGTCAGTTCCCGCAGGCGCTTCTCGCCCGCGTCGAAGTCGGCGATCTGAATCTCCGCGAACGTGCCTTTGTAGTTCACGTTCCCGAAGGCTTTCAGCCAGATGTAGCCGTCGCCCATCCGCTCCCGCAGGGCGGAGGTATTGAAGGCCGGCGCCCACCGGGTCCGGGGGACCATCCGCACGTCCACGAGGACGGCGCCCAGTTCACGGACGGCCTTTTCCAGGTCGTCGGGCTTCCAACCGCTGTAGCCGATCGTGTAAATCGTCATCGCCCGCTCCTTCTCGGCGTTGCGCCGGTCGATGTCCCAATCGGAGGATTTGCTCATGGTGTCGCCCCTTCCCCGGCCGTTGCCATAAGTTCTTCGATCCGCTGGACCGCAAGGCGGGCGTGTTCCCGCAGGGGATACGCTTCGCTGGTCAGGCCCAGGGGCAGAAGATGCTCCCCGATGGCCGCCAGTTCTTCCGACGCTTCGCTGCCGGCGCTGTCGGCGTCCGAAAGGCGGGTAGGCCGGTAGAGGCCCGTGAGGCGATTGATCTCCCGCTGGACGTCCAGGGCCTTGGCAAGGTTGCCACCTTCACCGACGCGGATGCACCGGGAATACAGGTCATTCAGCCGCGTCATCGCCGTACCGAGAAGCTCATCCCGGTTGTACTCCGAGGCCAGGGTGAGCCGCTTGCGGGCCTCCGCGATGACGGCCTTGACCTCGGCGGGGTCCACATTGAGCTTGGCGATGCAGGCGGTTTCGAGGTCGGCGCCCACCAGGCCGCTGACCATCCACAAAAGCACCCGTTCGATGGCTGAATCATTCATCGTCACGGGTGCATTAGAACAGCTTATAGCTTCTCTGTCAAGTATTAGCTTTGGCAGTCTGTGAGCTTGAACTGCTTGCGCCACTGGACCAAGGCCCGGTGGTATTGCGAATGAACCGCCAGGACGTTCTTGCCTTGAAGGGCCGCAATCTGGGGGATGCTCTTGCCCTGGAGCACCAGCCGCATCAGGTCCGCGGCTTGCGGGTTGTGACCCTGAAGCCACGTGAGCATTGAGGAGATGTCCTCGCTTGCGTCCCGCTGCTCGATTTCCCGGCTGTCATCGCTGACCAGTGCGGAGGCCAAGCTGAACTTGCCTTCCCCGCCTTCATGGATGAACGTGGGCTTCTTCATCTTGCCGGCCATCGCGGCCTTGTAGTTCTTCTTCTTCAGGACGGCCATTTCATCCCGGCCCCGCGAAAGCGCCCAGCGGATATGGACGTTCGCGAACCCGGAGAAGTCGGCTGCCTTCGTGATGTCGTACTGCGTGGCGGCATTGACGAGGCCCAGGTTGGCATAGCCTTCCAGGTCGTCCTGGTCGAAGTTGCAGCCCCAGCGGAAGAACGCCGACTTGGCCATCCGCTTGGCCATCGGGAGGTTGTCCTCGATTGCCTGCTGGAAGTTGAACGATGCGGCGGGAACTTGAGATTCAACGGCGACTGCGGTAGCTTGTGCAAGGGTCATGGAAAGCGCACCTTTCTGTGATCCAGGCCGGCGTGGTGTTACTAGCACCGCGTCGGCCACTTGTTTTCCGGCCCGGACCATCCGGGTCAGACAAAGCCTGTTTCGTTTTCAACTTGCTGCCCGTAAGCCTCTACGCTTCCGGTACTTATGTGCTTCCTGATGATTTAAGTATATGATGGAACACGACTTATGACACCAAATAGCGGCCGCCACGAAAGAATAATTCATCGCTCTAAGCGTATAGAAGTGATTGCATTACAGCGACTTGCGGAATCAATGTACGCGAATTCCTACGATTTTACTCGCGTGTTTGCGGCGTAACGTCCGCTAGGGCCACGATTTCCGTAGCTTGCCAGAGCGGCTACCAGGGCTGGGCGGCCGCGTGGGTGCGGCAGGAATGGCGGGAATGTCAGGTTTCTGCAAGGGTAGAGCCCCAGGCAATGTTGACGCCTCCCTCAGAAGTCGTTTTGAGCCGCTAGGGCACGTGAATTCGTCGGGGAATTCGCATGTGCGCGCCCGCGATACTGACTTCTGAGGGAAGCGTCAATGTTGGCAAGGATCGCGTCGGAACTTCATAGCTGGCGGCAGATTCAAGTCTTGTCGCCGCCGCATTGATCACCGTATGATGGAGCCGTTGGCCGGCCCCACCGGGGAGACCTTCGCCAGACTGGACCAAAGGAGAACGTCGATGCCTGACCAGTTCAAACACTATTGGCCGCTGACAGAGGAGGAGAAGACGGAAGTCTGGGAGACTGGCGTCATCGTCCTCGACACGAATGTCTACCTGCACATCTATCGCTTTCCCCCTAAGGAGCGGGATCGACTGCTCCAGATACTCGGATCCCCAAAAGTCCAGAATCGGCTCTGGGTTCCCCACCAGGTGGCGGAGGAATTCTACCGCAATCGCCTGACAGTGATCGGCGAGCAAATAACAGCGGCAAAGAAACTTCTCGGCTCATCAGACAAGGTGATGACCGACTTCTTCGCATCCCTGGATGACACAATCCGCAAGCACCACCCACTGATCGACAGGGACGACTGGAAAGAATCCCTCGGAGCCACCATCGCAGCCCTCAAGACCAAGTATGAGGCTGCCAAGGCACTGTACCCCGTGTCAATGAACGAAGACCCCTTCCTAGAGCGCGTGCGAACCGTAATGGGTGGTCGGATTGGCGCACCCATGCCAGACGAAGAGATGAAAGCAATCCGAGAGGAAGCCAAGGAACGATTCGCCAAGGGCATTCCACCTGGATATGAGGACGCCAAGAAGGATGGCGATCGAGCGATGGGTGACCTGATCCTGTGGAAACAGGCGCTCAAGGAGATGGAGAAGCGGAAAGCACACCTTGTCCTGGTCGTGGATGACCGGAAAGAGGACTGGTGGCTCAAGAAACAAGGGGCACTTCTTGGTCCGCGCCCGGAACTGCGGAAGGAGTATCGTGAAAAGACCGGCAAGGACGTTGATTTCGCCACATCCGAGCGGTTCTTTGAGTGGGCAACCGTGTATCTGAACCTTGAATCCGCAGAAGCATTCCAGGAAGCGTTGGCGGAGGTGATGTCCCAGACAAATCTGTCGCGCGCGCTGAAGCTACATTCAGGATGGAAAGGGTACAACCTCGATCAACTGGGTTCTGATGTCCCCATTTCTCCTGCAAAAGACGACATCGCCACCTCAGAAACACCCGACCAGATGGCCGAGTGGTTTCTTGAAAATTACGAAGATCCATCCAACAGTGTCCCCTATGAGTCCGCCGAAGGCGGTTATCAATACATGAATGGTGGACCGTATTATGCTGCCGAGGTTCTCCGCGAGAACTTCCCGGATGCAGACGAGGCGTCAATCCAGAAGGCTGCTGCTGCGGTCAGCGAAGAAGGCGGTCCCGACTGGGTCCGCAGAGAAGATTATTAGCTAATTCCGAGGGGACACGACATGCTGAAGGGCACAAGGTCAAGAGCCAGATTCCGGCCGAGGCATCCGTGAGACATGGTCGACGCTACGCGGGCTGTCTTTCGCGAAAGAAAGATTAGTTTGGAGGGGAAGGTTTCCCCGTGAGGTGTTTCGCCTCTCGGGTCGGGCGGAGGACCCACGCTCTCTCACACCGGCCGACGCGCTCGCGCCCTTTGCGCCGGGGCGCGTCACTCGCCTCGCCACGCTCACCGCTCGCGCTCGATGAGCATGAATGTGCGTCACACGCCCGCAAGGCCACCCAGCGTGTCCTGCATGGCTCAGGGGCGATCATTGCTGGCCGCCCTCCACCTTGGCCGATGCCTTCACCATTGCCACGATGCCCGCCTTGAGGGCGTCCGGCAGGGACGGCCAAGCGTCCATGATCGCGACCAGATCGGCGGACATGGGCTCGGGCGATTCAGGACGGTTGTTGCCAGGTTGTGGTGACTGCGCGCTCATTGGCGCGCTATTCGGGCCATCGCAAGATTGCGTAAGTTCTTGCTGTGTTGCTGCTTGGTTGGTGAGCGTCTCCGGTCTTCTAAACCGCAGGTTTCGGGTTCGAGCCCCGACGGGCGCAGTCGTGACGGATAGTGCCGGTTGTTGACAAGTGCCGACAGGTGCAAGGAGTTGCAGCGTTTCCGATTGGCCGGCGTCAAGAGGAACATCTTGCCGGTTGATGACAGGTTTTGCCATGCCGTGAGCCTTGCGCGCTCTGTCTGGCGCTATACCACTTCCGGGCCTTCCGTCATAGGTTCCTGTCGCCTTGGCTTCTTGCTGGTCCGGCGTGTCCTTCATCGGTTCCAAGTTGGGCAAGGCGTCGAGGGCCTTGGTATGGTCCGCAATCTGGACGTGAGCGTATCGGCCCAAGGTCAGCATCGGGCTACTGTGCCGGGCCAAGTCCTGCGCCACCTTCACCGACGCCCCACTCTGCACCAAGCGGCTGATGAACGTATGGCGTAAGGCGTGGAAGTCACAGAACTGCCCTGCCGCATCTTCGTAAGCCAGGAAGTGACTTTCCGCCCGCTCTGCCTTGTCCTTCTCGTTCGCTCCTTCGCCAATCCAGGACTGCCGGGCTGCGTCGAGATCCGCGCGCATCAGCATGACGGGCTTCTCCGGCATGGCGAAAACCACTTGGCCCGCCGCCTTGCCGTCCAGCCAGGGCGCCAGCAGGTCCGCTAGGTCGGGCCGAATCGGCTGCACATCCTTCCGCCGGTGCTTGCTGTATCCCGCCTCAATCGTGATCGTCGGCGGGTCGGCGTCCAGGTCGAAGGACTCGGACGTAAGGCTACCAATCTCTGATGCCCGGAAGCCGGTTCCCACGGCCACGCGGTAGAGCATGGCCCGATCGACCCCGGCCATGCCCAGCACCGTCGGCCCGGCTTGGGCCGTCTGAATCAGTCGGGTTATCTCATCATCCGTCATGGCCCGGCGATCATGGCGACGGTCCAACTTGACGTTGAAGCCCTTGAGCCCTACCAACGAATCTGCCCGCGCGCGATGGTCCGTCCAGAGCCAGCGTGAGAATTGCTTTATGGCCCGCAGGTGGTGATTCACCGTCTGGAGGCTCTTGGTTTGCTTGCTGTTCTTGCTCTTGACCTGATCGCGGACGGCCGCAAGAGCGGCCTGTACCGCCGACGGGACTAGCTGGCTGATCCGCTCGGCCTTGGCGAGCTTCAGGATCACCAAGACCCGCCCGCGAACCTGGGCGGCCTGCTTCGCGCTTACGCCTTTGCCCACCAGCACGGCGTAGAAGTCCGCCATGTGTCCCCCCACCAGCAGGCCCGCGGCGTCCTTCTCGACCATCGGCCTGAGTTCCTCGACAGCGAAGCGGTCGGCCTGGGGGTCGATCAAGCCGCTGCGGCGCTGGAAGGCGTCAGTTTCCAGTTTGTCGGCCAGGGACTTCGTTGCCTTGTGATCGGTGCATCCGGTGACGACCTTCCGCACGCGCGGCCGGACGTAGTATGCGATCATCCACTTGCCTGTTGTCTTGTTCTTGAAGATGCTCGCCACGCTTCACCTGCCCTTTCCGGTAGGCTTCATGGGCGTCAGTTCCAGGCCCAGAGCCGTTGCTAACTTCGCGGCCGTGTCCATCGTCGCGCTGCGTTTATAGTTCACGAAGGTTGAGATCACGGCCTGGGTCACGCCAGACAGCTTCGCCAAGCGATACCGCGATATTCCCGCGTTGAGAATCGCCTGCCGCAATTGTTCCTGAATGTCCATTTTGGCCTTCATCCTGCGTAAGTGTAACGATGCCCAGCCTACTTAGCGACATAATAGCACCTCGTTTTTATGTTTTTTGTCCATCCGTCGCCAACCGCGCGGCCTCGGCCTCCGCCTGTTCACGCGGCAGATTGCCGTCGAATTCCAAGATGCCTGCCCGTTCATCGATCTCAACTTGCTGATCCTGGGGGTCTACCCCTGGAGAAACCTGACATTCCCGACATTTTGCCCCTGAAGCCTCCGCCGCGCTGTCAGGAATGTCAGGAATGTCGGGTTTTTGAGGGACCATGACCCCGGCTACGAGTTGGAGAATCTGCCTCGTGCGTCCTTCCAGCACCCTCCTGACCGTCAGAGTCTCCCTGCTGTCGTCTTTGACCAACAAGGCGCGTTCGTGCAACCGCTTCCGTAGCGTCTGGGCCGTGATCCCCAGACCATCGGCGCTGCTCGCCACCATCGCCTGTGCCGAACGATAGCTGGCCTCTGGGTCCAGATACACTGTGTCGCCTTCAACCCAGCCGACACGATCCCCTTGGAACTGCCAGTCATTTTGCGCGTATGAGCCGTGGCCGACGGTCTTCAACCGCCAGCCCCATGCTTCCGGCATATCCTGGGGGCAGCCGCCATCCGGCCCGGCGATGTGGGCATGTCCGCTGGCAAGGGCGCTAAGCAGAAGTTCGATGAACCGCCGTGTTGGTTCACTGGCCTTGTGAAACGCTTCCTGTTTAGCGGCCACTCGGCCAAGGGCAAGCCAGCCACGGCGCCAAAGGGCGTCGGCCTGGGCTGCGTCCATCACTCCGGCCTCTTGGGCAAAATCGAGGAAGTATTTCAGGCCAATGGCGAGACTGGCAACAACGCCTGGCGTGCGTCGATGCAGACCCGAGATGGTCGCCTGCTGGCGAAGTTCACTGATTTGCGCCGGCAAGGTCGTCCGCACTTGGTCGTATCTCCCGGCAAGCCACTGGATAAAACCGGCCATCGCCACAGCGTAGAGGCCCGCCGCCGCGTCGGACTGGCAGGCCGTGAGCTTCGGCACGTCGATGTCGCCCTCGTTGATCTCGATGATGAACATCCGCGCCCGCAAGCTATGGCCACGGGGCACGTCCTCACCCGTCGAGACGATCATACCGCGTGGGGGCTTGGGCGGGCGCAGTGAACCGTCAGGGCGCATCCGCTGGCGAGAGTTGTTGTTGCCTTGGTGACGTATGATCCGGTCGGCCTTCTGATGCCACCGCTGAACCTCGTGTGGCGGGCCGGCGGGGGCAAAGTCGTCGATCACCAAGATGGCGTCTTTGGCAGTGAACGCATAGCCTTCGAGCGCGTTCTCCGTGCTGTGCCAACTTGCCGGCAGATTCCTCCCGTCAAGGCCAAGTCCAAAATGCTGGTTCATAAGCGCGCCTTCCTCACTCTTAAAGACGCCGGTGGTTCCTTCCAAATGCAACGTGAAATCGCACTGACCCATCGCTGCGCGAAATGGACCGATGAACGTCGGAACTGAAACCACATCCGGAGCAAGGTCCAGCCGTCGCAGGGTTGCGGCGATGGAGTCCTTGAGCTTTTGGCCTTGTGACGGGTCAGGCAGTCGATACAAGGACAGGCCATCGCCGAGGTCCACAGTAACGTTCGCCAGCGTCCCGCCCTCACCGATGCCGCCGCCGTTGTGGAGGTAGACCCATTGGCCATCGACCTTTCGCCAGCCCATGTGCGTGTAGACGGTCAACTGCTTGCGTTCGCCACTAAGAATCTGGATCGCAACGCGGGCATGGTCCCTGACCGTGGAGCCGGCATACACGATTGCCTTGGAGCCAAGATGTTCGATGGCCCAATTCAGGCTTGCGAAAGATGACGCTGGTATGGTGAACCGCTGGACGCTCTCGCCGATCACCGCCTCGATCTCCAACGAGTTCTGTCTCTCGGCGCCGTCGTCGCGCAGCACGTCGGCGACGACGCGAGCGTCGAAGTTCGTCAGCGGTGTTAGAACATCCCCGCTTTCCGATCTCTTGATGCGGTAGAGGCCGTCCTTCGCCCGCACATAGGGAACAAATCCCTGTTCCGGCTGCCCCGTGTCGCCCTTTTCGCTTTGCGCGGCCGGCGGCGAGGCTATCGCAGCCGCAATGCGGTCCAGTTCCTCAGCCGCCTGCTTGCGATACTTGGCAATCCCTTTCTTCCCCTTGCACATCGCCGTGATGAACTTCGCACGTTGGTCTGCCCGGTTGATGTCGAACTTGTGCGTGTAGACCACCTTCTCGCCCAACTTGGCGGTGAGGATGGTCTGCCCTCGCATGGAAGATTTGTACTCAAATGTCAGTGCCGTATCACCCATGATGCACCCGCCTTCCGCTGGGCTGAATCCGTTCGCTACGAACCACCAGCCGTCGCGCGGGCGTGGCCTCGACAACGGCCATGATGTCGTTGCGCCCGGCTCCGGTGCGTTTCCAATCGCGGACATCCTTGATGCCGTCAGGAGGCGCGATCACCCGAATCGACGGGCAGTACGGCGCCAGCGCCACGGCCAGCGACTCCGCCCCGCGCTGGCCGGCCCCATGAGAGTCCACGTCGGAGACGATAACGACCTCACCGACCCTGCGGGCTCGCACCATGTCAACGAGTAGCCGCACTCCGCCAGAGCAACTTGGCCTGCCGACCGCATCGAAGCTCATGTCCAAGAGAGATGCTGTGTCCGTCGGGCCTTCAGCGATGAACAGCATCTCCGAGAAAATCAGGCCGTCCGGGACGAACAGCCCTTCCCGGCCACCTGTAACCGACCACTTGTGGCCGGTCCAAGAGCGCAACCTTATGCCGACAATCTGATGCCCGCGTTTCATGGGGAACGCCCAGGCATTGCTGTCGCTCGACCAGCCGACTTCCAACCGAGTCAGGCTGTCGGTGGATAGCCCCAGGCCCTTGGCAAATTCGCCCAACCTTGCGGGGTCTGCGGCGGCGGCGAAGTCTGCCGCCAGCCGGCCGCAATTCACGGACGGCATCTCCGGCTCGGCGAACACGATTCTTCGCACACGAGCCCTCGGCGGGAGATCCCGCTCTCTAAGCCGATGCAGCCAGCCGCCGTTCTTGGTCTTCTGGACAGCGCCATCGGAAACCCGCATACAGACACAGACCGAACCGTCGGGCGAAACGCCGCACCAACGGAACTTCTCGCACACCGGACACGGATTCCGCCGAGACACCCGAAGCATTTTCTCGGTCATGCCCGCACCTGATCGGCCTGGGCCGCCAGCTTAGCAACGTGGGCCTCAATGTCTTTGAGCCGCCACCGGATCGTCTTGGACGCGAGGGTCAGTGGCGCGGGGATGTTCCCCATGGCGCTCATTCGCCAAACGCTTCGCGGATGAATCTTGAGCATCGCCGCCACGTCCTTGACGGTCAGCAGTTGGCAGGCTTGCCCGCAAGCACAAGCGGTGACGAGAGGTTTCTCAACCATGTGCCACCTCCTGGGCGTTCACCAAGATGTCGCTGGCGTCACGATGCCTAAGCAGCCAACTGGCCCTTTCCACATCCTCTGCGGTCCAAAGAAAGGCGCCGCCCGGCGTCTTGCCGGGTGGGGTGAGCCGGCCATCCCAGACGGCCCTTGCCAACCGGCTGGGATTGAGTCCCAACAATTTTGCAACTTCGCGTGTGCTTCGATATCCCATTGCATTGCTCCTGATATTGCCGTTGCGGATTTACGCATCCGCGTATACCAAGGGCCGGCGTATTCAGAGAATCTGCGAAACACGCCTAGGGACAATCTAGAAGTGGGGACACAACAAGAGGTTCGGCCACCAGAAGATTCCGGCAGCTTATTCAAACGTTAGTGAATATCTGAATGAGGATCGAAGGCTTCAACATCGTGGCGGCCGTCATCCTGTTTCTTCAGAAAGCCAGTAATCTGCGCTTGGCTGCACAGGCGGAGGTATTTTCGCATCGGATCTTTGCCGAAAACGGCTTCCATCGTTCGGCTCACGGTTGGCTGAGACCAACCCAAGGTCTTTACTAGCGACTCCTGAGACATTGGCTCCCAGTTGGGTTCGTCAGTGTCGCAGCGATGGTGGGCAACAAGGGCTGACGTCAAGAGCACTCGGTTGTTGGCTGCCGAGACCTTCGGCTTCTTGGTGCTGCCCTTCTTCTTCGCCGTATGCTTGACGGGGGGACGTAGCCCATTGGCCCGCTCCCGGTTCACCGCCCATCTGTCAAGCGTCTCCAGCGGAATCCGCACCCGTCCAATATCGTCTCGTTGGCCGCAGATTACGTAGGCTCGCGTGTCTGCGGGCTTGTCGCCGTAGATGAACTCCACGTCTTCGAGACAAGCGTCTCCACAGCCGGGGCATTCAACTTCGTCGGCTGGCGCAGCTTCCTCCAATAGCCCGGTGCGCAGGGCTTCGTCGAAATCCTCTTTGGGCCAGGCGGCGATGTCTTCACGGCTGAAGACGGCTTCACCGTTGGCGTCAAGAGCCTTCAGGATCAGATTGAGTACACTTGGAGACATCGATTTCCCATAGGCGGAGATACTTCCGGGCGATTTCCTCTTTCGGCTCATATTTCAGGCTGCACGAGTTGGGATACGAGACACGGGCGGTGATCGTCTGCTTGCCGCTGGGCGTGTCTGCCGCAAAGACGAAGTTGATTACCGCCTGCGTCACGTTGACAACATCGAGCGACAGCCTGGGGTCTTTGCCGTCCGGCTCTCCGGCGCCCTGGCCGGGAGTCCTGAATACCTGGTCCATCAAGTCGAATACGAGCCTCGGGTTCTTCCTTGTGTTGGCCTCCAAGGTGATGCGCCGGTTCTGTCGGTCGCCCATGAGAGACAGTCGCAACCCGCTGACACGAACAGCCTGTATCCCATCCGCCGGATCGAACTTGAACTCGCGCTTGGTCTTCAAGATGTTCAGTTCGTATTCGACACCGCGCTCCGGGGGAGTGCCCAGGTCTTCGGTCCCAAGCACGGCCCGGCCCCAAAGCGTCTGAAGTTCCGCCACCGTGTCCTTGTCGCCCTTCACGAAAATGTCGAGGGACCCCGTGGCATTGGAATGCACGAAGATAACCTCGAAGACTGGCTTGAAATCGCGGGGGACGACACTAGTGTCGCCCCATTCTAGATTGACATCATCGTAATTGCGGACGTAGCCAAACCAGTAGAGCCTGTCGCCCCTCTCAAAATGACCGACCTCGCACCCAAAGCCGCGACCTTCCTTGTTCTGGTAGTACGATTGAAGATCGTCTTCAAGGCGTTTCCGACCTTCCTCCAGTTTCTTGGCGGCATCATCATCCTTGGACTTGGCGTGTTCAACCGCGGGCACTCCACTCCGCTTTCGCCAGCTCCTTCCCGGCAGCTTATCTGCCTTGTTGAACCGCCGCGCTACATCGAGTATCGATTTCTGGCCGGGCTCCGCTGGGTGGTCAAGAAACACGCGAAGAATCTTGTTGTGAAGACCGCTGACGGCCTTCAATGCCTCGCCGAGATCGAACTTACGGAACTTTCCCTCATCGATCAGCGCACGAATACCGCCTTCCGTGGCCAGTTCGTTAACCTGCTGGAAATCTCGGTTGATCTGGCCATGCACTTCGTCGGGCGCCCTCCGGATCGCCTTGAACAGCGACTCTATCCCGTCTCTACCCATTCCCTCCCATTCAACGCCCGGGTCCCAGCCGATTCTCACGAAGTACTCTTTGAGAATCCCACTCGCTGCAAGCGTCAGAAACTTCTTCAACTCATACTGACCAGCCATGATTTAGCTCCGGACTTCCAGGCCAAGAAATCACCGGCCACTTACACGGTAGTTCCAACTTCCATGCCGCTCAAATGATAGTCAGGTTGCTTCCAAACCGTGCTACCCGCAGTTCCTGTCCCGGTAGTTGGCGTTCCGATAGTTGTGGTCGTTATTTGGCGATCACGGCCACGCCTGTCAGACGGCCTCGCACGGTTTGTGCCCCTGTCAGGCCGGTCCTGAACTGTGCTTCCGCATCGGCAATCGCATTCTCCACTCTCTGCCGAACGGAGGGTACGTCGGCGGGCGCGTGCTGATCCGACGAAGGCGCCCGCGCATCCGCCAGCGCATCAACGTCCTTCTTCGGGCTTCGGACTTGCCAGGAACCTTCGCTGCCGAATTGCACGGACTCGTATTTCCGGTGACACGTCCCATCCTCCATGCTCGCTTCCAGGACATATCGCACGGACAAGGATGCAGTGGCTTCGCCCGTTTTGAGGACAGTCACGTCGCCCGGCCAGGAGGCCCGCTGGAAATGAGCGACAACAGCATCCACCAGCGGATGTCCGATGCCCATGAAGTCGGCGCTCTTGCGCCTCATAGCGATATCGCGGCGGAAGCAGGCCGTATCGTACCGGGCTGCCACGTTGCGATAGCCCCGAAGCGCCTGCGGCGTCTCGATACGGTAGAAGTCGCCTTCGGGAATGAACGTGCCCCCAAGTCGCAGGATGCCCGTTTCCACAAACGTCTTGAGGTCTTGCAGCGTCAGTTCGCCCTGGAGCTTCCGGTAGTATTCCAGGTTGAAGGCCGTCAAGTCCTGGGCAAGCGATTGGAGGGCTTGGCTGGCCACAGCCGCAGTCTGCATCATCTGGGCAAGTTCTTCGGCGGTGCGCCGGTAGTCCCGGTCCAGGATCGCTTTTCGGTAAAGCTCCTGATAGTTGGGCGCAGAGCCAATAAACCCAAGGATTTCGCCACGGAAGTCCTCCGCCACCGAACCCGTCACCGGATCAACCTTGCCGATGGTACGGGCAATGTCCAGGAGCTTCTCTTCCAGCAGGTCGTAAATCCGTTGCTCGATTGTGTCTTCCGCGATCAGGTTATAGACCTGCACCGTGTCCTGCTGGCCGTAGCGGTGAATGCGGCCGATGCGCTGCTCAACCGCCATCGGATTCCAGGGCAGGTCATAGTTGAAAAGCACGCGGCACACCTGAAGGTTGATGCCTTCGCCGCCTGCCGACGTGCTGACGAGAAACCTCGCCCCGTCCGGCTCCCAGAACCGCTCGACCGCCGCGATCTTGTCATCCAAGGGGCCGCCTTTGACAGTGGCAATGTTGTCCTGGCCATACAGCCTGGCTAGTTCCTCGCGCAGGAACTCCAACGTCTCGCGGTACTGCGTGAAGATCACGAACCGCTCGTCCGAGTTTCCGGCCCGGACCTGCTCGATCGCGCGGACCAGGGTGTCGAACTTGCGGTCGGTCCCGTCGGGCACGATCCGCAGCAACTCCCGGACGGTTTCCGACTCGTTGGGGATAGTCGTGTCGGCCATGATTACGTCGTCAGCATCCTCATCGCCGTCCAGTGCCCAGGCCGTGATTTCGCCGTTGACCTTCTTCACCAGACGTTGCTTCATCTGGGCGATGTAAGCGTCAGCTTCCGCCCAATGCGATTCCCTGGCGGGAACGCCGAGTATCTGCGAGGCCAATGCCCGCATCTCATCTTGAAGCTCGACAATCTTCCTGGGCAACGATTCGTCAGACGATCCCTGCCCCCGCTTGACCTCCACCGAAATCTGCTGGCGGATGAGCAGCACCAGCAGTCGCCGCCGCAACGCCTGTCGGATCGCTCGCGGGCTGCTGGACATGATCTTCTGGAATGCGGTCATTACGAAGCCGACCGCCCGCTGGCCGGAGGTGGTGCGGCCCTGGCCCACGCCCGCGACGCCGTAACCTTCGCGCAGGTACTCCGTCAAACGGTCATAAAAGGCTCGCTCCCGCGCCGCCAGTTGGAACCGTTCCGAGAATACCTGGCGTCGCATGAAGATGGGCGTGCCGTCCGCGTAGGTCACTTCGCGTTTGATCCGGCGGATCATGACGCGGTTTAGCAGGCCCCGGTGGTCCAACATCGCCTCCGGCGAGTCGAAAAGCTGGTCGTCCAGCAGTTGAATGAGCGACCAGAATTGAAACGCATCGCCTTGGTGCGGCGTCGCCGACAAGAACAGAAGGTCGCGTGTATGCCCGCGAATGGCCTCGGCCAACCGGAAGTTCTGTGTCGTATCGACCTTCTTGCCGTATCGTTTCCGGGTGAGGTGATGGGCCTCGTCGATGACCACCAAATCCCAGTTCGGCCCGCCCAGGAGCCGCTCCATCCGTCTGGGCTGCTTGGCCGTGTCGATCGAAGCGATGACTCGATGGTGGGTTTCCCAGGCGATGCCGCTGTCCAGGAAGTCGATGCCCAGGACATCGAAATGCAGGCGGAAGCACTCCCTCAACTCCCTTTGCCAGTTCTTCACAAGCCCTGCCGGGCAGATGATAAGCACGCGCTGCGCCAGGTTGCGGGTGACGAGTTCGCGGATGACCATTCCCGTCTCAATGGTCTTGCCCAGGCCAACATCATCGGCAATGAGCAATCGCCGTCTTTCGGCGGCAACAACGTCACGCGTCAGGAGAATCTGGTGCGGAAGGAGGTCCGTCCGGCTATTGGACAACTCCCCGCCGCTGTTGTGGAGTGGAAACTGCATCGCCAGTTGTTTCAGCAGGAAATCGGCTGGCCGATCATACGGGCCGGTGGCGAGCCGCTGCCACATGTCGGGCACAACAGCCAACCGGTCAGCCGGGAAGGTCACAAGCCGCCGGCCGCCAGCGTCGTCGAAGGCGACATCGACTTCCTGTCGCCCGCCGGAGGCGCGAACACGCACCACCTCGCCGCTGCCAAGGTCTTCCCTTTCGGCGACGCGGACCCACTGGCCCACCGAGATGTCGGGCAAAGCCGTCATTGGCTGCTTAGGTGGAACTCCATCGGATAGAAAGCGTTTCCGCTGGCGTCTTTTTCCTGTCGGGGATGGTTGAAGATCAGGTGAATGGGAAGCGAGGCGCCTCGGTAATTCACCATCAGGTCCGCGCCACGGACGATCTCGCCACCGAAGACGACCTGGATGTCCAGAAGAAGCCGATTCCCAAGATCGCTGGCCGCCTTGTTCAATTGGGAACGAATCTCTATGGCGACCTCCCTGTCCCTGGGCTTGGCGGCGAACAAGACCTCCTCCAAACCTACGACCTGCCATCTAGAGAACCTGGGGAACGGCAAGCGACCTTCTTCGTCGATCTCCCGCAGGAAGTCCAGGATGCCGACGACGTTCTCTGGAGGCACAGGCACGAAGCCATTAGGCTTGTGCGGCTGCATATTCGACAATTCCATCAACTTGTATCCGGGCATGGCGTCACCTCTATCCGTAGAGCGGCGTGACCTCGATGAATTTCAGTATCTTTTCACAAGCCGGGGCGAAGTTCGACTGCTTATGACGCAGGTACTCGCAAGCGGCACGAATCTGAGGCGTCAGGCCGCGGAATCGCTCCATCCACGGTCGCAGGTTCTCTCCGCCGTCCACCAGGGCAATCAGGAAATGCACGTAGTCGATAAACGGCATCTTCCCGGCCTCGCCTGGCACCGCTTCTTCCATGCCCGGCAAGGTTGACTGCGGCTTGCTGCCCTGCTCGTCCAGCCGTTCCTGAATCTCACTGAACCGCTCGGCGGGCGACTTGATCTTGAAAGACCGCCCGCGGCCCATCCTGCCTTTGATGATAAGGCCCGCCGCTGTGAGTTCGTCCGCTTCGATCACGCCGCGAGTGTACTTGTTGAGTTCATCGCTCTTGATATCGGATGTATTTGCAGCCAAGCAGACCAAGTACACGTAGCTCACAGGGTCAATGTCGGCCAGTTCGCCGGGCAACGGCTGCTCGGCGCCAACAAGCTGGTCTACCTCCATGCGAATCGCTTCCAGCGCCGCGTGGAGCGGAACGTTCTGACCTTCGTGGTCGAGGACGCACCCATAGTGACGGCTGTAGAGTTCAAGACACTTGCCAATGAGGATGATGTTCACGTCGGCGGGAGGCAACGGCTGGTTCCCGTACCGGCCACCTTGGATCGTCTCAATCTCTTGCCGCGCCCGCCGGCGGACCTCCTGCCGGATACCCGCCCAACTCCGCGGCTCCAAGGCCGCGTCACTTCGCTTCCGGCAGACGTGGATCAGGTCGTAGGAAATGGCCTGGTTATCCAGAAGATGAAGCGACGCCTCCCGCTCGGCGTGAATCGGATACACCGCCTCGCAATGGAAGCCTGCCTGGAATATCACGTCGAGCAGACTTTCCCATGTTTCATTTTCCTTATGGTGAAACGTAAAGACCAACACACCGTCGTCGCGCAACACGGTCCCACTGGCTTTGAAGACTTCCTGCAACGCCTGCTGAAAATCGCCCCCGGAAAGTCCCCGTGTGCGGTTCTCGATGATCTCTTCGGCCTTGGGAGTATACTCTGGCGCGAATTCTGGATGGTCGCCTTGGAGAGCAAGGCGCAACCACACGTAGAAGAAGTCGGACAGTTCGGCGTAGTTGACGTTGTCAGCATATGGAGGGTCAGTTATCACGAAGTCTGCCACTTCCACATCTAGCTTTCTGGAATCACCCTGACGCAGGTCCGCAAGTTCGGGCTTCACAAATGATTCCGATGTATGGACTCGCTTGACCCACTGCGTTTCTGCGTCCCATTTGGTGTCCCAAGGGTCACTGGCAAAGCTGACCCCTTCCAGCACCATTTGCATTCGGTTACGGAAAGTGTTGTTGCCCGAAATGACGCCCCACACGCTCTGCTCGCAAACGTCTACCTTCGGAGTGAAATCGTGGCGGCGAAGGACGCCACCGGGTGCCGTACCTCCCGGGGTGCTCCTACTGGAGATCTGCCAAGTGAAGAGATTGTTGGCCTCTGTGGTCATCATGAAGGCTCCCAGCAGAAACTCACGAAGCGTCGGGTCGCGTTCTTGCATGATTGATTTCAAGAGGCTCGATAGAGCGACCAACTGCCTCGGGTTGAACATCTGGTGCCAGCAATGGTAATGGTGTGCAAGAAGACCCGATTTGGTCTTTTCGCCAAGAGGAATCTCGCTCTTGGGATAGGGTAATTGCCCCTTTTGCTGTTCCCATGTCTGGGATACACGGGTATAGAGATCAAGGTCGGCGGGAGCGATTCGCTTGAAGAACTTGCCGCCAGTCTTGGCAATCAGACAGCGGTGTCCACCCATCAGCGACGCTTGTGCTGCCGATGTATTGTTCGCACCCGGAGAAGCGCCGAGATTCGACGAGTAAGCGTCATCTTCTTCCGGCCCATCACCGCCGCCTTTGTCGCAGGACTTGCAGTAGCCATGAATCGCATACATGGACATCGGGAGAAGATGGTCTTCCGGCAGGGAACGGACGGAGTTGATGATCGCATCCTTCTTGCCGCAGTGCGGGCAGACGAACTTCCCGCTTTCGGGAGTGTTGCCCTTGGCCGGCTCGTATTCGTGCTTGCACGCCGGGCAGGCCGCACTATCTGGGACAGTGCCGCGATATTGCCAGACGGCCTGGCAGTGCGGGCAAAGGAGCACGCTGAGCGGAACTTTCTTGCGGCTGGACTTCGTAGAAGAAAGCCGCGGCTTGACCGACTGATCGCACCAGGGGCAAATTACCGGTTCTTTCGTCGCGAAGGCCCATCGCTTGTTACCGCGGCCAACGCCGGCCCCGTCGGTATTGTTAACGACGGTCAGGGATTGATCGGCGATGAGGCTGGCCGGATCGATCTCCCAATCGAAGGTCTTTGAGCACTTGGGGCAGGCGGCATCTTGGTAGTAGCGGATGGATGGCTGCTTCGCGGCAACGAGGTAGTCGCCGAAGAGCAGGACTTGCTTGCGACAGGTTGGGTCGGTGCAGATGGCCGACTTGACCCAGAAGGCGTACATGATGTCGGCGTCGATGTTCCCGCAACAAGGGCAGGTGGTCTTGTAGAGGTCCAGAAGCGCCTGCTTGAGCGGCTTGCCGGACCAGGGAACGGCGCGGCCGGCCAAGTCGTCGAAGGATTGCTTGATCGCGGCGATGTCGACTGGGGTCGTCTCGGCCTTGACGATGAACCAGGCAACGGGATTGAGGTCGATGCCAATGACTTTGCAGCCGAGGCGCAGAGCTTCGACAACGGTGGTTCCGCCACCCATGAATGGGTCGAGGACGACTTTGTCGTTGGTATCCGCGTCGCAGGTGTGATCCCGGTAGAACTCCTCCATGATGACTTCCGCGCCGCTCTTGGTGGGGTTGCCGTCTTTATCGACCGGCAGCGGTTTGAGGCAACCCAGAAGGATGGCGCGGAAGACACACGACGCCCGGCGGGCGAACCACTTGTGCATCTGGTAGATTGGCTTGAAGGAGTTGCGCTCCGGCACCGCCAGGCGGTTGATATCCACGATGGGGAACGAGTCTTCAATGGCCCACTTCTTGGGTCTGTCAGCCGCCATGCGCGATGCACTCCTTGCTCATGTAGTGGCCTCTATGACCAACCAGGGAACAAGCATCTCCATGAGGGACATCCCGCCGTGCTTGTAGAGCTTGCGGGCGGCTTCGCCTCGCGGATGCGTCTGGACACGGCCACGGATCATAGCCACGCCGCGGTCGCTCACCGTCGCCACGCCCCGATGCGGCGGCGGATTTGGTTTTTCGGACAGGCGGGCGAACCGTTCGCCGCCGAAGTAAGCCGACAGGGGCAATATCGCCGCGTTGTCCCACTGAAACGAGCAGCCAGAACCGAGGTAGACGTAGCCGTGGTCGCTAGTGACGAGAATCCGCCGGCCCGGAGCGTCCTGGACGATAGTCTGTACGCTATTCTGCCAGGCTGTCATCATCATGTTGTGCAGGTTCTCAAACAACTCCGGGAACTTGGCGTCGCGTTCCTTGTAGCGGTAGTCGGGGAAGGCCGACCAGATCAGAATGGCCTGGGCCGACGAGTCGAGCGTGGTCCTCTGGTTGACCTCGTTTAGATAGTGGCAAGATACCCCCTGTGACCGCAAGGCGGCGCAGCTCGGAAGCTGGGACGGACCGATGGCCCCGACCCCCATACGGGAAGCGACGAAGTCCACGGTTTCGCTGGGCGTGGCAGCTACCGACCAGCCTTCCTTAGCCACGCGCAGGCCGGACTGCGCCGCCAGATGTTTGAGCAGCGGAAATTCCCGCAAGGACAGACCATCGAAGACGACGGCAGCGCATCGCTGGCCTGCGGTCAGGAACCGCTTGATATCGCGGTCGGCGGGGACCGGTTGCAGAAGCTCGTCGTATGTCCGACCGGCCGCGGCGCAGATGACCTCCTCGATTTCATTGACTGTCTGTTCACCAGCCTGAAGGTACTGGCCTGGCGGCATATCGCGGTAATTGCCATCGGACCAGACATCATCCAGCAGCCAACGGGCGAGCCACGGAAGCCTGGGGCCGGTCTGCGTAAGTTTCTCCAGGATGTTGGGCGTCACCGCTCCCATAGCCTACTCCTGTCGGCTCGCACGGATAATCTCCAGCCGTGCCGAGTATTGAGCGCCCCGGAAGTCGGGCAGTTGCTCGCAGAACTGCTCGATCTGGGGCTTGGTCATATCGCCTCGTTTCGAGATCGTCACCTCGAACATGATCGTCCCAAGCCCAGAGAGTCCCCCGCGCAAACCGGCGGAAAGCGTTGAAAGCTCGACTTCCTGCTCCGTCTGGAAAAGCTGGAAGCGAATGCCCGTGATCCTGACCCCTTCGATCTGGGCCAGGCGTGAGGCGATCTCCTGGCGCAGGGCGCCCTTGGACGGCTTGGGTGGGATGGCGACTTGCTCCGATGGTCCGGCCGCAACCGTGATGCTGACGGCGTTGCTTATGATGCTGCCTGCGGCTGCGGTGATTTGGGCCTGGCCATCGGTCTGGGCAACAAGATCGCCGGAGATCGAAACGGATACGGAGGGCGAGTTGCTCGACTGCCAAGCCACATTGACGTTTGGGATGGCCCGCCCTTTCGCGTCAAAACCAGTGACGGTCAACTGGCGGGTATCGGCAGCATACAGGCACAACGGGCCGGCCGGCAGCACTTCAAGCCGATCAAGGTCCGCCGGAGGCGTCGGGGGCTGCGGCTGAGGGGGCCGTGAAGGTTCTGGTGGAGCGTTTTCAACGGGATCCCCGACGCGGGCGTCCATCAGTTCCGACTCCGACAGCGCCGGGTCTCCGCCGGAATAGTTCCCTGCGGCGTGGTAGATGCCAATCCTGCGGGCCTTGCAAAGTTCACGGATCGCTTTCGTCACGCTCTGGGCGGCCGTGGGTACGGGGAAGGTCAGCGTCTCCCGGTATTCCTTGTCCACTTCCCGGACCAGCTTGCCTTTGACCTGATCCAGCCGCGCAGCCATGTGCTCCTGAAAAACCTGCGTATAGAAGAATTGCTGGCTAAGGCAGCCCACAACTTGTTCCTTTGTCACCGCGTTGCCAAGGTTTTCCGGCTCCGCCCGGTCTGCCGCCGCAGACCCACCGTAGGCATCAAAATGGATGTACTGAAGGCCGGCCTTCTTGATCGTGTCGGCAATGTGTCTGCGGTCTTCCCGGCCGATCCGGTCATATTCATCCCGCCGGTTGTTATCGCCAGCCCGCTCGGCATGGTCTCGCAGTTCCTTTGCTGCCAAGCATCGCTGCCCCCACTTTGTCAGGTCCGCATTGCCGTCCAGGCTGAAATCCCTGGCCTTGGGTTCCAGCAGAAGCACCTGATTGCGAACGGACAAGCCGTGATAAAGTTCATGCCGCTCATCGGGCGTCAACTGACGAGGTGCAAGCGCGATGCGAAGGCGTTCCTTCCGCATTCCCTCCAAAGCAGCCTTCGTGTCCTCCGGGCTGGAAAACACGACAGCGGTTTCAGTTTCGCTGAAAACCTCGGCTGTCCAAGTCGTCCGAAGCATGGCCTTGGATTTTGAGCCGTCCGGATCGATAGTCAAACTGCGGAATTCCACCTTGGCATCCGCGTTCTCTTCCATGTCGAAGAAGAAGCGGCCGTCGGCGGTGTGAAAGTGGGATGCGTACTTTCGGAAAGCGAGGAGCGTCTGCTCGAAGTCGTTGATGTCGGCACCGGGAAGCATGACGTGCCGGATCAACTCTTCCCGGTTTGCCCCGCGGTGTTTGCCGGCGAGTGTATAGAGGATCGTGGCGGCGGCGATGCGATCACTCAGCGGGTACTTCGCCAGCTCGTCCACGTTCGTCTTGGCGCTGTTGATAAGGTCTCCGCCCGGATCGAGGTCTTGGAGGCGCGTAGCCGTCTCAAGGTCGCGAATCGTAGCGTGGCCCGCGGTAATAATGTCCTCTGTCTGGTGCGTCGTTCGGACGAGGTTGGCCAGGAATCCTAGCGAGCCCCGGATGTTCTGGAAGGTACCGCGTTGCGGCATGTCCTCTAAGATCAGCGTCAGGAGTTCGGGGTGGAATGGGTAGCTCTCCTGCATCCTGCTGCGGAAGCCTTCGGAGTCAAACGCGGGAATAAATCGACGCCACGTGTTGAGCAGGCTGTCGATTGTGCCCGCCACCGTGGCATGGTTGATCGCGAGAAAGTTTTGGAAAAGCCGATGCAGGACGACTCGGGCCTTGTCCGCAGGCGTTGACCGGGCGAACTGGACGCGGACGTTAGGAACGCGAATCAGTGTTGATCCAGGTTCTTGGCCGGCGTCGTAGATGCTGGCGAAGATCGTCACCTGGGGGGAGCGGTTGCCCAACTCGGACAGCATTTGCAGAAAAGCAATGTTCTGCCGCCTCAGCGCATCATCGGAGATCATCCGAATGCCTTGTTCCAACTCGTCCAGGATCAGGATCAGATGACGATCACCGATGGCTTCCAACACCTGCTTGTCGTCGGGGTATATGTCGTACTTCCCCCGAACAGTCATCTGCGCCTGCATAAAAACGAACTCCCACACGCGCAGGATGGGGCTGTCCGTGTACTTGTGCGCCACCACAGCGGTGTCGGCGGGCAGGCTGAGCGAAAGCCCGTGTTGCGAAAGCCACTGGCATCCCTCGGCGGGATGCTTCAGCAGGTGGTACATCAACACCAGCATGTGCGACTTGCCGCTGCCCTTTAGACCCTCAAAGAGAAACAGGGCCGAAGTGTCTGTTCGGCGCGAGAACCGGTCGTTAAGCCGCTCGACGACTCGCTTGATATCCGCCGTGGGATAAGTCAGATTGAGGAAGGCATCGGGCTTGGATTCGAGTTTCCGGTGTCTGCGGTCGTCCAGATTGCGAAGGTCGATGATGCCTTCGATCCCATCGTCGGTAAGAACCTCCGGGCGAGGCGTCAGATGTTGCGAATAGCTCATTCTCGAAGCTCCCAGTCCGGCAAGGATCAGTGAGGCGGCCACGCTCGCCGTCGTCGCTCGCAACGTGTCCAGCGGGCCTGCGTGCGGCAGCCCCGACAACACGTCTTAACAGCTTTTTCCGGCCAAGACTGCATCTGGCTTGGCCCCGCAACGCCTTAGAGTGGGTTGACCGCGGGAATGTACCAGCAATCGCCCCCGATTTCCAGTGACTAACTCTCGGCCACCTTGCCGCTGCCCTCAGCAGAGGTCACAGCGGCTCATGGCCTAGCGGACTTGATGAACTCCGCCGCCCAGCGCCGGGAGACGGCCTGGATGCCGTCGGCGGAGCGGAGCCAGGCCCAGAGGTTCTTGTAGGTGTGCCGCCGGCGCTGGCCGCTGGGATCGATGACCCAGCCCCAGGCGGATCGCCGCACGATGACGCTGAACCTGCGCGCCCCGTCCTCCACGGCGACGTAAACGTTGTACCTGGGCCGATGGAACCGCAGGATCATAGTTTCATAATGAAGCAGAGTTCGTAGTACGGCGGCTCGTGGTTCGCGGCGTTGTGCGTCAGCGAGCCGGAATGGGACTGCGGCCCGAAGTTGTCCGTCGTGTTGGTCGAGAACTCGCTGTTTCCGCAGCTTGTCGGCTGGTTGACGGACGTGACGTTGTTCGTGATTCCGTGCGCGTGGGCCGCGTGATCGTCGATCGTGTGGGCGTTGTGCCCGTGGGTCGCGTTGCCGCCGGTGCCGCCCGCGTTGCCCCCCGTGGCCTTGATGAACTTGCCGCGCAGGTCCGGGGTGCCGTTGGTGCCGTCGCAGATCGCCCACCCGTCCGGCGCGGACGCGCCCCCTTGGCGATTCCACATGATGATGCCCCCGGCAGGCGTTGCCGCGGGAGGCGCCCACTTCACGCCGTCCGAGAGCGAACTGTCGCTGGTCAAGACCTGGCCGTCGGCCGTGGGCACGGCCGTCTTGCTCCAGAAGCTGACACCACCCTGCGTCACGCCGACGACCAGCGCGCCCTTCGCAGGCGAGTAGTCGGCCGGAGCCGGGGCCACGTCATCGTGGTAGAGCGGGGCCAGCAGCCCGTGCAGGGGCGGGCGCCAGATCGCCCCGGGCGCGTTGGGCGACCACGCCAGGAAGTCATTGAGGGCACCGCCGGCGGGAAGCTGGGCATCCTGCCCCGGCGGGCCTTGAATGCCCTGCGGACCTTGTTGCCCCGGCGGTCCCTGAATCCCTTGCTGGCCGGGCTGACCTGGCTGGCCTGGAATGCCCTGCTGTCCAGGCGGTCCCTGCTGCCCCGGCGCGCCTTGCTGACCAGGCGGCCCCTGCTGGCCTGGAGCGCCCTGCTGGCCGGGCGGACCTTGGGCTCCGTTCTGGCCGGGAAGCCCCTGAATGCCTTGCGGACCTTGCTGGCCGGGGGCGCCGTCGGCACCGTTCTGGCCTGGGGCGCCTGGAGCGCCGTTCTGGCCCGGGACGCCCTGGATGCCCTGCGGCCCCGCGCCGCCAGCGGGTCCAGCCGGGCCTTGTGGACCTGGAGGGCCGGGCGGAAGGTTCTGCCAGGACGGGAGCCCCGTGACAACATCGACCATCAACACCGTGCCACCGGCGCCGACGTTCAACACTTCCCACAGGCCAGCGTCGTAGTAGATCAGGTCGCCGGGGGCGGGAATGACCTGATGATCCACGTCGCGATGCTCGTCGCCGAAGATGTCGTGCGGCTCGATCTGGATGTAGGGAATGCCGAAGTCGGGCGAGACGATGACGCCGCTGCCATCGCCCAGCGGCATGTACGCCACAACGCCCGACAGCCAGCACGGGATCGGGTTCTCGGATGCCCGCTCGCCCGCCAGCGGCGACGTGATGTAGAGCGTCAGCGACTTGCCGGTGTCGAGGTTCCCGCCGTCCTGGTCGCACGGGTTGCCCGTGATCGTGTTGTTCTTGATTGCGTCGGGGTCTTGCGGGTCGGGGATGTACGACGCCATCGCGTAGCGAACCCCGCCACCGTCAGGACCAAGCTGCACGATGCCCCAGACCTTGGTCGCCTCGCCGAGCGAATAGTGGAGGTCATCGCTCTCGGGCGGAAGCCAGAGGATCTTCGCCGCGCCGCCGCCGGCCTTCAGGACGGTCTGGTCGGCATCCTTGATGTCGGCCGACTGCTCCTTGCCCGTGAGGGATTCGATCTGTGCCGGAGTCACGCCGTCGGCGATGGCCCAGCCCAGCTTGTCCGGCTTGATCGGCTCGGTCGTGATGGCGAACAGGCCCCGGTGCTTGGCCTTGTCGGGCACGGCCGCATCCATCACCACCTGGTTCTTGAACGCCAGGTCATTGTCGGCCTGGACCCACACGGGCGATTCCAGCCCCACGACGGAGAATCGCTCCCAATCCACGTCGCTCGTATTGCGGACGCGGATCATGCCCGTCTGCTTGGTGCCGGGGACCGTGACGGCGCCCGACGTGCCGCCCGTGGCGCGACGTTTGTAGTCCGCCAGGGCGTCCATCAAGGCGTTCCACGTCGCCGCCGGGATCACCAGCGGGTCGCCCGAACTGACTTTGCCATCCTGAGCCATCGCTAAATCCCCAGCGCCGAGAAGGCCGCCGTGTCGTACACCACCTCGACGTAGGCGCAGACCGGGGTCTTCGTCAGGCCGTTGTTGACCGCATCATCCTCGAACCGCACCCACAGGTACTCCCAGCCCTTCTTGTCGATCCCCTGGATCGGCCCGATGACGATGCCCGTCTTATTCGGGCTGGCCGCGAACTTGTAGGTCAGTTCCCACTCGTTGTCGCCCGTTCGCTGGCCGGAGGCGCCCAGGAACAGCACCTCGCCGGGGGCAAAGCCCTTGAAGCCGTCAGAGTTGACCTTCCCCGTCAGGCTATAGATCGCGGCCTGGTTCAACTGCGCGTTCTTGCGCTTGTGCGTCTCGGACCAGGAATACACGGGCACGGTGATATCGATGCCCTCGACGGTGATCGTGCCGCCCGACGAACTGACGCCGATGGCGCCCTTGTTGTCGATCACGCCGGGGCCGGCGGGGTCGGCGACCTTCAGACGGGTGGACTTGCTGTACTTGACGTGCTGCGTGCCCCCCGTCGTATCGAACGAGACGACCGAGCCGTCCACCTCGGGCGTGCTCTGCTTGGAGTACGTCACCCGCACGTCCCAGATACACGCCGGGGGGTTCGTGGTGTCGATGAACACCGGCTCGATGGTGACGGTCTCGCGCTCGCAGCCCTCGTAGGTCCGGGCCGTGCTGTTGTATGCCAGCACCGTGGCGGAG